GATGTAATCACTCTGTCGGCTGCCTACACAGGTCTTGCAGCAGATGATATTGTCGTAGAGTCTGAGGCAGTAGAAGAGGGTAAGGCTTCTGCAAAATACGAGCCTAATATGGTTGTCGGTGCAGTGAAAGAGTTTAATGGCAAAGGTCTTCCTACTATCGATGCAGCTTACGAGGCGGTAGTTCTCTATCCGAGTCTGAGCTGCCCTATTCTCGATGAGTGGAAGAATGGCGTTTGCCTCAAGTCTAACCCGAACATTTTGTTCATTAAGCAGTAAACGCTATGGCTGAATTACTTTATAGCTCAATTTTCGGCGACTTGACAAAGAATGTTCAGGTTCGCTTTGATGCGGCTTCGGAGCTTAACAAAAAGCTCTTCGATAATGTAATCTTCGAGCGTTTCCTTGATTGGGATGTACCGACTATCGGTCTCGACTTCGAGGAACTCATCGGACAGTACAATATCACGGTAGCCGCTCCTACTATCGGCGATAACTCGAAAGAGGCTATCCTCGGTACTGAGGGTCTCGAAACGGTTAAGGAGCGTATCTTGAACCACGCAATCACTCTGCCTATGACTATTCAGGATTATCGCAAGATTTTGCAAATCCTCGATAGTAAGTCTTTGCCTGATAAGGTCAAGACTCAGCAGCTCGTGAATTTGATGTGGGGCAATGTGCAGACCACCGTTAGCTCTGTCCTCGCAAAGCTTGATATTCTCTTCCTCCGTCCTCTCTCTAACGAGGGTAAGGTGGAGCTTGACGATACCATCAACCCTGAGGGCGGTGTTCGTGGCGTAATCGACTTCAATCAGCCTGCGGAGAATATCGCTTCATCTAAGACCGCTTGGACGGACGATAATATCGCTACGGTAGATTGTTTCGAGGATGTTCAGGGTATCATCGATGCAGCTCAGGATAAGGCTGTATTCGGCAAAATCCTCTGCGCTCCGAGCCTTATCTCGTATATGTGCCGAAGCAAGAAGATTAAGCAGATGATTTGGGGTACTGATAAATCTTCTAAGATTGTTCAGTTGAAAGACCTCAATGAGTATATGCAGGAAAACAACTTCCCTATCTTCGAGACTATCCGCAGACAGGTTCGTATTCAGAATGGCAAGAACCGTACTCCTTATTCTCCTTGGAACGCCAAGAATATGGTATTTATTCCTGACGGTAAGCTCGGCGTTGTTAAGAACGCTTGGGCGAACAATGAGATTAAGCCTGAGAATGGTGTTGCTTACTCTAACTACGGTCGTATTCGTGTATCTCAGTGGGGCGTTGGCGAAACTCAGGGTTCTAATGGCGTTGAGTTCACTAAGGCTGAGGTTCTCGCTCTTCCTGTGATTACCGAGATGAACGGAATTTACACCCTCAAAACGCAGCAGTAATCGGTATGGACAATCTGAAAGCATTAAGAAGTATGTGCAATGCAATAGCAAGCACATTCTATCCCGATAACGCAACTATCGAGCTGATGCTTTTCAATGAGGGTATCGACCCAAAGGCTGAGGCTACTCCGAAAGATGCAAACCTCTTTCGGGTAGCTGTCAGCTTGGTTAAAGGATATATCGAAAGTAGTCGTTCAGAAAATGGCGTTTCGGTCTCTGTCCGTTCGGAAGATGCAATCAAAGAGAGTATCAGGTATTACTGCGGTATCTATGGTCTTGATGCTGAGGAAATCTTATCTGATGATATGCGAATAATTGAGGACGGTAGTAATCTATGGTAATATGAGGACAAACGGCACATTACAATATCAGATAACAACCGAGGGAGGTCTTAATGAGTTCGGCGAGCCTATCAAGGCTCAGACCACTTGGAGCGAGGCGATACCCTGCTCAATCAAGACCAATAAAGATACCCGAAAAGGTAAATACGAGGACGGAGAGTTTAGGCAAGCATCATTTATCATCTTGATAGAGCTTGAAAAATTCCCTCATAATCGTATCAAACTTGAAAGGTTAGGCGAAGGCCTCGGCGAGTACTCGGTATTGTCTGCCGAGCCTCTTACTACCGTAGGGAGAACTCAGATAATGGTATAGCGGAATGGCAAAAACGGTTACTCATCACGGCAAATATAAAGGAGTCATAGTCAGTAAAACCGATATGCGTAAGCTCAGAGAGGGGTTACAGGCTAAGATGAAAGATATTGTCGATTTTCTCGTATTTCGCCTTTCTCAAATAGGCGAGGAATGCGTCAAAATAGCTCGTGAGAGAGGAAGCTATGGTGATGATACTGGCAATCTGAGGTCATCTATCGGTTATGTAGTTCTCTATGACGGAAAGCCTGTGAAATATGGAGTACCTGAGCAGTATAGTGGTAAAAAAGGGAATGGTGCAGACGGTCCTCCTGCCGCAGAAGCTCTATTACAAAAGCTACAAGCGAAATTCCCTTGGGGAGTGGTCTTGATAGTATGTGCGGGAATGAAGTACGCAGCTTATGTCGAGGCGGTTCATCATAAAGATGTACTCACATCGGCAGAACTCGAAGCAGAGAAACTCGTAAATCAACTACTTAAAGGATATTTGGCATAATGGCAATAAAGACAGAAAATCAGATAGAGAGAGATTTCTTTACTTTCGTCAAAGGGAGTAGGCTCGGTGAGGCTATTCTTGGCGGTATATACCGTTCAGGAATGAGACCAGTCGATGCTAATACTGAGGATTTGGTTATCAAGTTCCTTGCAGGGATTGATGAGCAAGTGCAGTCGGGAGTGGTAATCTTTAATCTGTATGTTCCTGATATTCCATACTCAGACGGTCGTATGGTAAAGGATATGAACCGTATCGGAGAGTTAGAGGAGCTTATTCTTGATTTTGTCAATAATGCAGGAGATACCGAGTATTGGCTTATGACCGATGTTACACCTACCACAATGCGTAATGAGGAGATAGAGCAGCATTTTATCTATGCAAGAATTAAGTTTAAACGTATAACCGAATAAATCAACAAGATTATGGCAAAGAAAATCGTAATGTCGTGGTCGAAGTGTAAAATCGAGGTCGGTAAGACAGGCGAGAACGATGCTATGGCTGATAGCCTGACCAGTATCGGAACTATCAACGATAAATCGACTACCCTTGCAACCGAAGACGGAGAGACTTTGACCGCCACTGCAACAGGCGGTATCGTGATAGCTGAGGAGGAGGGCGAACCTACCGTAACTATCACTACTCGTGTCAAGGAAATGGACTTCGATAAGGAGGCTATGTTTACAGGTGCAGTCACTTCTCAGGAGGGCGATGAGCTTACCGTAAAGACTAATGTCGTTAGCGGCGAGTTCTCTGTAAAACTGACTCCTAAGAATATCGGAGCAATCGGTATCAAGGCTCGTAGAACGAGCGTAAAGTTCCGTCCTGGCAGTTCGGAGGAAGAGGGTTCTTATGTGGACTTGACTTTCAAAATCCTTGCTTGCGAAGATGGAGAACTTTACAAGAAGTTCCGAGTTAAGCAGACCGATTGGGCGACAACCTAATATCCTACAAGGATTGACGAGTGGAATAGACACCCTTTTACGGTTTGGGAGGAGAAAACCGTATATCGTGAGGTGGAGCAGTGGTAGCTCGTTGGGTTCATATCCCAAAGGTCGGGGGTTCGAGTCCCTCCCTCGCAACTAAATATATTTATTCGTTATGGATATGACTATCGAACAAAAGGTCGCTTCTACTATCCTCGAAAAAGAGATTGGAAGCATCGAGATAGAGGGAGAAGTTTATAAGATTGCTCCTCCCTCTATTGCTACACTTATCATTGTATCAGAACTCATCTCAACTCTCCCTGTGGTGGAGATTGTGCCGAAAGAGAAGATTACCTACTCGGTATTGCATCACGCTCGCTTCTTCAAGCCTCTTGGCGAGATTGCCGCAGTACTCATTTTGGGAGCAAAGAACCTCAAAGAGACTCAGACTCGCACGATGATTAAAAAGAGGTTTTTCGGTCTTTGGAAAAAGGAAGTGAGGTATCAGGTAGAGGTTGATAAGAAAGCAGAATTAACGAAGATTATACTCGAAAATATGCGACCCTCTGTATTATTTGATGTAGTCGTTAAACGCTTAAATACATTGGAGATAAAGGATTTTTTCGGTATTACCACTTCCCTAAGCGAGGCAAACATTCTCAAACCAACAAAGGAAGTGGTGGATTAAACGATAGTATCTGGGCAACCGTTCTTGGCGTAGCTAAGACCTTTAATGTAACAAAGGAATATGCTCTGTATGATATAAGCTTTGCAAATGCTCATTTATTCAGCAGGGCGATGCCGATGCCGGGCGACAAAGATGATAGCGAGGATAGACCTCTCTATGACGATAGTAAGGATGCCAACAATCCCGATAATTATAACAAATTCAATTTTGAAGACGAAGAGGTAGTAAGAGTATGAAACAAGATGACGGTACTTTAAGTTTTGGAACAGCGATAGACCTCACAGGATTTGATGAGGGTATGTCCGCTATGGAGTCAAAGGTTAGTAATCTCGGTTCATCGGTAGAAGCCGAAAGCTCGAAGATTATTCAAGCTTTGCAGAATATCCCTACACTTAATATCGATATTGTCTCCAATGCCGCAGAGTCTTTATCTACCATTCAAACAGCCTATGATGAAATAGACCGAGTTGTCGATGCTAACGGTGCTGCTATTCGAGAACTCGAAAATGAATATAAGCGTCTCTCTGAGGTTGAAAAAGAGGCGATGAGTAATAATGCCGATGCAGGGCAAATCGAGGCTATAAAGCAAGAAAAACAAGCAATAGAAGAGGTTATCGCAGTTCGTCAGCAAGTAATCGAAGAGGCAGGACGAACCGCCGATGCTCTTTTGCAGACTGAGCAGCGATTAAAAGCTGAGGCTCTCGCTATGAATGAGGGTGCAATGTCAGCCGAGCAGATGCGACAGAAGCTCGGCGAGATTGGTGCGGCTTGTATGAAGCACGAGACTGACCTCGAAAATCTCGAAAAAGAGTATTATGAAATTCATAATGCTATGGGTAGGGCTTTCAATTCGGGGAATGATGCAGAATACAATGCTCTTCGCCAAAAAGAGGCTTTGCTTAAAAAGGAAATCAACACCCGAAAGAAACTCCTTTCAGAACTTCGTAATCAATCTGATGTATTAGAGCAGAACGCATCGAAGATAGAGAAGAATACCGAGACTACGAAAAAGAATGAAACCGCTCAGGTATCTATCAGAACCCGACTCCGTCAGCTCAGAGAGGAGCTTGTCGCTATGGAAGCGGCAGGACAGCGTGGTACTGCTCAATATGAGGCGATGAGAGCCGAAGCTGCAACTCTTACCGACGCTTGGGCGGATGCTACCACTCAGGCAAATATACTCGCTCACGACCAAAGAGGTATGCAGGGTCTCATATCAGGTCTTACAGGCGTATCGGGAGCTTTTGCAGCCGCTCAGGGTACTATTGCTCTTTTCGCAGGAGAGAATGAGGATTTGCAGAAAATTATGCTCAAAGTGCAATCTCTTATGTCTATCACTATGGGATTGCAGCAAGTACAGCAGACCTTGAATAAAGACTCTGCTTTCACTCTCGTTACCCTCAATGGTCTTAAAGAGTGGTGGAATAAACTCCTTGCTATCGGGGCAGGAGAGCAAGCGGCAGAAGCAACAGCCACAGCCGCCAATACCGCAGCTCAGTTAGCGAACACCGCCGCAACTCAGGCTGATACAGCGGCTCAGACCGCCAATAATGCAGCAACGGCAGCAGGGACTGTGGCTCAGGGTGCGAATACCGCAGGACAGGTCGCTAATACAGGTGCAGCAGTAGCAGGAACAGCCGCAAATATCGGTCTTGCAGGAGCATTCCGAATGGTCGGTGCAGCGATTAAATCTATCCCTGTATTCGGTTGGATTGCTGCCGCTATCGGTGCTATTATCGGTGTGGTATCTCATTTTATCGGAAAAGCCAACGAAGCTGATAAAGAGTTAGAGGAGCAACAGGAGCTATTGGAAGAGTCTCGCAAGGCATATCTCAAAGCATCTGTCGAGATTGAGGATTACACTCGTAAGATTGAAGATTTCAACGGTACATCAGAGCAGGAAAAGCATCTTGTTGATGAACTTAACTCTAAATATGGCGAGCAAATGGGATATTGCTCAACTCTTGCCGAATGGAAAGTACAGCTCCAACAGAAAGGCAAGGCATATTGTCAGGTTCTGATGCTCGAAGCTAAGGCACAAGCTATCCTCAATAAATATACCGAGGCTTATGTAAATCTTTTAGAGGTAAAAGATAAAGCAGAGAAAGGCGAGTTTGACCGTTGGTATCGAACTAAGAAAGGAGACCAAAAGGCTCGCAGTGAGGCTATATCAGAAGCTCAGGCTGAGGTTAATAAATGGGAGAGTCAGTATAAGACTTTACAACAACAGATACTTGATTTCAAAGAGGATAATGACCTAAATTTCCATATCGACCCGAAGACAAATAAACCT